TCATTAATGATGACGAAGTGATCGCAACTATTTTAGAGCCAGACGATATAAAACACGTTTAGGAGGTAACGATGGCAGAAGAAATTATTGAAGAACAAAAAACAGAAGAAGAAGGCGTTGAGATTGAACTTGACGCCCCTGAAGAATCCAAAGAGGAAACTAAGTTAGTTCCTGAATCAGAGGCCGAACCAACGATTGAAGTTGAGACCGAAGCTCCTGAAGAAAATAAGGATGAGGTGGATGAATACGGAGCTAAAGTACAAGCTCGTATAAAAAAACTCACAGATAAATATCGCAAAGAAGAGCGGGATCGTGAAGAAGCGGTACGCATGGCAGAGAAGCTTTTACAAGAAAACAAGAAGCTTAAATCTCAAGTTCATAACCTTGATAAAGGATATGTTAGTTCTGAAGAATCTAGATTAGAAACAGAAGTGGACTCCTTAAAACGTCAATACAAAGAGGCGTATGAGTCTGGAGATACGGATGCAATGTTCTCCGCACAAGAGGCATTATCTAAAGTTGCGGTGGTACAAGATCGTGTTCGTTTAGCTAAAAATCGTTTGGATCGAGAGAAAAATGTAGAGCAACAGCCTCAACAACAGGCGGCACCTACTACTCAGACACCAGCTAAACCTGACCCTAAAGCAGAGGATTGGGCCAATAAAAATGAGTGGTTTGGCGCAGATGAGGTAATGACTTATGCAGCGTTTGGAATACATAAAAAACTTATCGAAGAAGAAGGGTTTGACCCGAACACCGATGAGTATTATACTGAGGTAGACAAACGCATTCGTTCGGAGTTTCCACAGAAGTTCCCAACGGCGAAGAAAACGGGTGGAGCACAGGTCGCACCTGCTGCCGCTTCAGCAACCCGCAGTACTGCAAAACAGGGGCGCAGGTCGGTGAAACTATCACCATCACAAATTGCGATGGCGAAACGTTTAAACGTACCGCTAGAAGAATACGCTAAATATGTGAAGGATTAAGCTTATGGCAGATAGAACACCACGTAAAACCACCACACGAGAGGATGACTCTCGCAGAAAACCATGGGCACCGCCCAGTCACCTACAAGCACCTGATGCCCCTCCGGGCTATGTGCATCGTTGGATTCGAGTCGCAATGCGTGGCGAGGAAGACAAAATGAATGTCAACTCCAAGTTACGTGAAGGATGGGAACCCGTCCGTAAAGATGAGTATCCAGACTATGAAGCACCCACTATCGACGAAGGTCGTTACGAAGGTGTGATTGGACAAGGTGGTCTGATGTTGTGTCGAATACCTGTTGAAACAGTAGAGGAAAGAACTGCTTATTACGGGGGCAGAACCCGCGAACAGATGACTGCTGTAGATCAGGACCTTATGAAGGAGCAACATCCTTCAATGCCGATTCAGAATGATCGGCAAAGTCGTGTAACTTTTGGAGGTTCTCGTAGAGACTCCAATTAACTTAAAGGATTGCTAATATGGCAAATACTAACGTTGCATTCGGACTACGTCCGATTGGTGTAGTCGGTCAGGGCTACAACACCACTGGTGCGACCGAGTATCGTATTGCTGCTGGCAACACAAACGCGATCTATCAAGGTTCTCCTGTTATCCCGCTTAACACTGGCTTTATTGACATTGTTGGCGCGGCTACTGGGGGCACTGTAGGTCTCGTGGGTGTGTTCGCTGGTGCGGAATACGTTTCGTCTACCACTGGTGAGAAAATTTTTTCTAACTACTGGCCCGGTTCTGGCGCGGATACTAATTTCCCCGTCAAAGCTTTCGTGTATGACAACCCGTTACAATCATTTGTAATTTGTTCAGACGCTACGTTAACTAGCGCAGCATCTGCACAAGCACATGTGTTTACTAATGCTAACTTTGCAACAGCTGCCAGTGGTTCAACAACCACAGGTATCTCTTCTGCTAAGTTGGGTGTCAGCACACTTGGCGTCACCGCAAACTTGAACTTGAGAATTATGGGTTTCCAAGATGATCCTGAAAACTCAGACTTCGCTGCGGCTGGCATTCCTGTAATCGTTCGTTTAAACAACTCCTTCAATTCACCGAATGGTGCTATTGCAGGTGGTACTGTTTCAACGACTGGCGTGTAAGGAGACTGAAATATGGCTATATCTCGCGCACAACTAGCGAAAGAGTTGGAACCCGGTCTCAACGCCCTGTTTGGTATGGAGTACGATAGGTACGAAAACCAACATGCAGAGATCTTCACAACAGAATCTTCTGATCGAGCATTCGAAGAAGAAGTGATGTTGAGTGGTTTCGGAGCAGCACCAACCAAGTCGGAAGGTTCTGCTGTAAATTTTGACGACGCTAACGAAGCATACACTGCTCGTTACAACCACGAGACCGTGGCACTTGCCTTCTCAATTACTGAGGAAGCAGTGGAAGACAATCTATATGATCGTCTTGGTTCACGTTATACTCGTGCGTTGGCTCGTTCAATGGCACACACAAAGCAGGTTAAAGCTTCTTCAATTCTGAACAACGCTTTCACAGCAGGTGCTTCTGCTGGTGGCGACGGAGTTGCATTGTGCTCTGCATCACACCCACTTACTTCGGGTGGTACGTTTGCCAATACACCAGGAACTGCGGCTGATTTGAATGAAACATCTCTCGAAGATGCTTTGATCAACATCGCAGGTTTTGTTGATGAGCGTGGTCTCAAGGTTGCTTTACGAGGCACAAAGTTAGTCATCCCACGTCAGCTACAGTTTGTTGCTGAACGTTTGATGGTATCTAACTTACGTGTTGGTACAGCGGACAATGATGTCAATGCCCTAAGATCAATGGGAATGTTACCAAGCGGTTACGCTGTTAACGACTTCTTAACTGATCCAGATGCATTCTTCATCATGACAGACGCACCTCGTGGATTTGTCCACTTTGAGCGTATGGCAATGTCCACTGGTATGGAAGCTGACTTCGATACTGGTAACATGAGATTCAAGGCTCGTGAGCGTTACTCATTTGGGTTCTCAGACCCACGTTGTGTTTTCGGTTCACCCGGAGCATAATTTATGTTATAGTGAGGTAGTCTTTTTGCAAAGATTACCTCCCTGAATGATTGGGGCAACTTAGGTTGCCCCTTTCTTTTTATATTTCCTGTGGTATAGTGATGTCATCCCTGACAGTGACATGGTGTTACTGACATTAACCCAGACAGGAGATCGACATGGGTACAACAACTTTTTCTGGTCCTATCAGAGCAGGTAATATAAGAAATACAACTGGTACTACAGTTGGAACAAACATAGCCAACGTTGGTTATGTTGTAATGGTTCAGCAACATGTAATGGATATTTCTGGCGGTGCTGTTGCAGCAGAAGCCACAAATATAGTAATTCCTGCTGACTCAAAAATCGTAGATGTTATCATTGATTTAGAAGTAGCTGCTAACGCTACAACAAATATTAGTGTTGGTGTTGCTGGCGGTGCTGCAACCGCTATTGTTAATGCGGTAGCATCTGGCACAACCGTAGGTATTAAAGCGTTAGGTGCTTCTGGTGGTGGTACACTTACATGGAAGAACACTGGTGCAACCGATTTAAAATTAACAGCTACTGCAAGCGCAGCTACGAATGCGGGATCAGTTGTTATATCTGTAATGTACGCTCAAGCGTTTAACGCCACCGTTCAACCTTAATAGGAGACTTAAATGGCTGCTTCTATATTTACAAAGACAGCTACTGGCACTGGAGACCTACATACAGGCAGGACTCGTTTAAAGGCTTTCTATGTAAAGACAGCCTCAAGCGGGTCCCCTCAAGTAGTTTTCAAGAATGGTAGCGGTGGAGCAACGTTGTTAGACATGGTGTTCAACACCTCGGATGACTCACAGATATCTATACCTGATCATGGTATCATCTTTGACGATGACTGCCATGTAACCCTAACTGACATCACTTCGATAACTGGATTTTTCGGGTGAGTGTAAAGGAGATAAAACATGGCTGACGCAGCTACAGTAGTCATGAAGACTACGATTCTACCGGACGAGATAGCCAAAACTATCGAAGCCACAACCACTGTTACGCCTAAAGACGCGAATGACAAGTGGTACTACAAACTAACCAGTGTCACAGCAGCAAGCACAGATTTGATTGCAGGTTATTATACCGATTATACCGCAGTGAATGCTAATGTGCAGCCTACAGCAGTAGCCGGGACAGATAAGATTGAGTTCATCTATATTAAAAACACAGATGCAGCCAATGACATTTATGTTGTTTTCGATGCAGGAACTGTAGCAAACACTACAGATGATGCGGTTAAAATTAGTCCTAACCAGTCT